ACGGTCCATCAAGACTTGTTAGGAGTAATTCAAATACTTCAAATCCAGAGTCCAAGATTGTTTTGATTACCTGTTCAACAACGGCAGTGGCACCAGATGTACCACCTGTAATTTCATATCCTTCCATGTTGTAGGTCGTATCATTACCATTGACTCTCAATTTCTTGTCTAATTGCCAACGACCATCAGAACACCTGAGTATATCTTCAGCAGGATAATAAAACTCTACGTCATCGTCATACAAGATTCTGAATAACAGTTTGTATGACTTCTCAGAGCCTCTAGCCCTGTAGAACGATTTGATGTTTTTTGCTAATAGTCTTTTGTCTGCTAGAACATTTTGTGGTATATTTGCCATCAACTCGTCGTGGAAATATACAACATATTGGTCTAGTGTCGCATCAATATCTCTGTATGAAAGTAGACTCTTGGTCGCATCAGTAACTTGACCAGATTCTTCCATCCATTCATAGTATGCTTTTACGAACGCTACTAGGTTTGGTCCGTCTTCTCTAACAAAGTCAGGAAATTGTTGTTCTATAAGGTTGGAATAATTTTTATTAACCATTTTACATCAACTACACTTCTCTATCTTCGGTTGTAGTTACTGTAGTATCATCAATTAGGAGAATTTGGTCCCTGACAGGTGTGATGTCTTTATTGACAGGTTCAGCAGAGAGTTTAATCACTCCACTATTATCTACAGCTGTAGGTAGGAAAGAATTGAGAGTGACTGTACCTGCTGCATAATCAATAGTACCTATAGCATCAGCAACGATAGCGACTGAACCTCCTGAAGTTCTCACAACCTGCATTATGTTATTAGATGCCGCATCCCGTAAATATGAACTATACCCCTCATATGTAAATGTAGTGGATACTATATCACCAGCATTCCCATTATCTTTAATTGCGTTAGTGAACTTCACCACATACGTTGTTGAAGTTGTAGTAGAGGGTGTAAAACGTTTTTGCATTTTCACAGTCGTTTCATTGCCTATGATAGCTGTTGTATCAACAGCATCAATATCTTTAATGAACTGGGAATATCTGAAAACCTTTCCGAAATCATTTAGGTTGTTTGTTTGGTAATCACTTATAGCAGTTCTTACTTGAGCTTCAATAGCTGCTCCAGATTTGGTTGTCCTGTCTGGATTGTAATTCACTTCTACTGTTGGTATAACATATAGATATGCAACATCTTGAACTTCTGGGTCAATTGACAACACATTGATTTTTTGTAGTGATGAAATTAGAGCAGCTTTTCTATTATCGGATATAACGGTTCCGACCTTGGGTTTCACAGCAATATACACTTTTCCGAACACTTGTGGGTCGTTATCATCTCCTCCCCACACCGATACAGCTGCGAAGTCTTGGTTATCTGCAATAATACGTCGTTCATAATCCTTCACGGTTACGGCTCTGTTCTGTCTTTCGTATGATAACGGTGCATTTTGTCGTATAGATTCCAGTGATTCTTCCACTTGTCCCCCAGAGCCAACGCTTACTGTGGATACTGTAATAGCAGAATGACCATCTATTGAGGTTGGGGGTGAGAAGGTACGAACACCATTTCCTTTAGTTGTGTTACATACTCTATATTTCAATATAACAACATTACCATCTGTAAGAGACTTACCTATAACACCATCACCAAAGTATACACGATATTTCTTATCGTTATCTTCCTCTAAGAAGTAAATTTTCGAGGTTCCTGAGAGTTCAGTAATGTCATTTGCATAACTATATGATTGGACATTGGATGATGCTGCGGACTCTTGGACCGTAACTGTAAGGTTGGTAAGGTCAGCGTTCTCGTTAGGTATGAGGTAATCTACTGCATTTGAAGTGCTCACGGTGTATTTGTGAGTGAGTGGTAGTCCCTCAACCAATTGCATATTGCTTTCGATATAACCACCACTTGAGTTGGGTGTGATTACAACATCATTAACGTTTGAAAAAGTTAATGTTAGGTCGTCTATACTTGAAGAAAAGGTTGTGTCTGATGATATTGTTACAGTATTGGGTGAGGTGGTAGGCACAACGGTTACACTTACGTTCGCAACTGCACCTTTAGACCATGAAGGTAAATAACCAATCTCTTTAGCTCTCGATACTAAGTTATTCCGTATCAATGCAGTATCAAGGTACATTTCGTTAGCTACCATATTGGTGTAATATGTGTTGTAGTGTGTATTATATGCCAATAAGTCTAACAAAAGACTCATGTTTGAACCTTCAAAATCATAGTCATTGAATTTTGTTTGAGCTCTTAAGAAGGTTTTAAAGGATTCTTTGATGTTTTCAAAACCTAAATCCGAAACTGATAGTGTTGAATTTGCAATACCCATATTTTTACCTTACTCTTTCTATGAAAAGGTCCAACATAACAGGACGGACCTGATTATTAATTCGGAATGTAATCGTAATATTAAGACCATTTCTCTCTCTATCATCTCCAGTTTTAATTTCCAAAAGTTCTATTCTAGGTTCATAATTATTTAAAATTTCTCTAATACTATATTCTATATCAGATGCGGTAACATTAGTGAAGGGTTCAAAAAATGACTTTTTTACATTAGATCCTAGGAGTGGATTATAAGGCCTTTCATAAAACTCTGTAAAAATTAGATTCTTAACGGCTCTTTTAACAGCATATTCATTGGTCTCTATTACCAAATCCCTTGATACTGGATGTGGTGTCAAATTTAATGTGAAATCGCTGAATATTGTTTCGTCTGGTCTTGGCATTTGTTAGTTCTCTATTTTTTGCTATTTATATCAAATTAATCCAAAAAAACGCTTGACAAACTCTAAAAACAGGTGTATAATTAGCGGTGTCGCCTTAGGGAAACCATAGGTACCTTAGGTTCCTTAAAGGTCCACACCTAACCCCCCGCAAAGCAATCTGGTGACCCTTCTGCAACAGCTGTGCAGTCTGTAACACCATCACCAATTCTTCCACATCCCTTACCGTTGATAAACACGGTTGTGGAACCTGTAGTAATAGGAGCTGTATGGTTGCAACAAGCAAAAGGGCAAGGTTTCAAGTGTATACAATTATCATCACCTTGTCTGGATATGCCGATACCATTTGCAAACACATCAGGTGATCTTTCAGCCCGAATTGGTAACGAACAATGACAAATATCTTCATCTTCCAAATCTCCTCTACAAATTGGAGGAGCATGCGAGTTAGCCGTCATTTTACCTACAAGGACATCTAGTGCAGCAATTGCTTCAGCAGTGGCGGCCGCACACATATCTATTCCTGCCAAGGTTCCAAAGTCAACATCATATTTGAATGAATTTATTACTGGATGACCCCCAGCGACAGAATCAGCATCCATAGCTGCACCAGCAGAAGCTACATTTGCATATGACTGCCAACCGCCTGCTGTCCTGATAGTGTAACTAGCATTAGCTCCCTCATATGTGGGCATTTTTTCCTCTTATTATTAGTATGGTTGTATCGTCCCGGGTGGGTGTTCTTCATGCCAATCTGTCTTTGGACAGTTGTAAAATGTTGGAGCATGACGCCATGTATAGTTAGGTTGCTCCGGTGCAGTTGGTTCATCGGGAATATTCGGTTCAGGATTATTCAGGTTGATGTTGGGTCCTCCATAGATATTAACTACATCACTAGATTTTATAAGAACCATTTCCTCAACTTGTTGGTGATATGCATCGCCAACTTTACTTATATGTTTGTCTAGGTAATCTTCCTCAACTTTTTCTAAAACCATGGTGTAATAATTACTAGTAAATACACGGTGAACATCACCGGCGACAGTTGTTTTCTTGTTCCCTGTAACATGCAATTCACTATTTGCAAATACTACATTCTGGTGTATCCTCCAAGTCATCTCACTGAGATTTCCCATTGTCTCCACGCCTCGGTGACCATGAGTCACAAATGTAGAGTTTCCTCCTCCTGCTAAAACACCAACATAGGTGTTTGAGTTTATACCGAACCTTTCGGTAACATTCTTATCCACTATCTTGTCTGATGTGGATTCATAATACTCACTAACAGGACCCCTCACGTTCTGACACATGGTTCCATCAATTCGTTGTGAGGAATCACCTTGTATGTATTCTGTTTTGGTGCCACCAATATGGATTTTTTGATTACCCTTGATGTACCTTGTTTCGTTACCATCCACTGTAATGTTACAATCTCCTTTAATATATATATGGTTGGTTCCAAAGATTACCACATAATTATTAGCTACAACTCTTGTTGATTTAGCACCTGATGCATCAATTTCATAAAAAGTACCTGCTGTATGGTATTCATGGATACGTTCTCCCATAGGAGTGTCATCATATTCCCTAACATGACCTGATTCTGTTTCATACACATGGTTTTTAGGGTAGGACGAATGGTATCTTGGATAATGCGTTTTGTTGTGTTTGTTTTCAAGTTCAGGATAATCATCCCAAACAAAAGTACTCGTTGTTAGAGGTTCATTCCAACTATCACCTTGTTGTAGTGGAAAAGTTCCAGGACGAGGTATCATTAATGACGACTCTATAGCTACTCCATCTCCATGGTATTGGGATGCTCCTATACCTTCGTCATCAACTTCACATCCACTAATTGACTGCCATGCACCACCATGAACAGCGTGGGACCCAGTGGCGTCCTCATGAAGCCATACTGGTGATGCATAATATGAAGAAGCGCCTCTTAGGGCGCAAACAGGATGGTAGAACTCATCCTTTGCAATATGGTTTTGGGATAAAATCCGATGACCACCCTCGTTACTTCTTGCAAGTCTGTTTGTATCTGGTTCATCAAGCCATTTCGGATAAGTGCCACTCTCATCACAAAAGCCTTTTGCCTCACGTTCTTCTTCGGTCATTGGAAAACTACCATTTCCATCAGGGGGTCTGGATTCCGGAATACCACCAATAACACCAAAAATAAGTGGTTCTTGAGCGTTAATACCATCTCTAAAGAAACCAACAACCCAAGTTCCTTCGACAGGACCTAAGGGTGTTTGTCCTATTCCATTCATTCCTGTTGAAATGCCCATTGGTTGTATTGGGTGTGCCCATGGCAAATCTTTGGTAGGTATTTTTTCTTTGGTGTTATCATGAAATCCTAAAC